GGAGATAGCAACAAACATCTTTTGTGTTCAATGGCGTGTGTTATCGCGTCGTACTGATAATCGCGAGGAAGAAATGGCGCCCCGACTGTGGCTATCCATTTAAGCATATTGAGGTGGCTAACCTCATTTTTCTCATTAGGCAACCCATATTCAGAACGTTTTAATCGAATACCATATCCGTGTTGACCCGCGAAGACTTTGATTTTTTCGAAGAGACCGGCGTTAATCTCTCCGTTCATTCGATTAAACAATCTAATTTTACCGTCCCAAACCTTACGTTTGTAGGGTTGCATAAATTTATAACCTGGAACAAAAAACGAGAACTTCTCAGAAAGTTCTGCCGCGCACGCACTAGAACAGTTTACGCGAATCATACTATGATCTTTAAGAGATAACTCAATCGTTTCCACTAGAACCCTGCTTCAAATTTTTTATAATCAATTATATTTTTAATAGTTTGATGCCGCCAATTAAGGTTTTGAACAATCTCTTTCAATGTATCTATTAAAGTTTTAATGTATTCGATTTTGGCTTCGCTTTCCACCAGCTCTGGGTCGGCTTCAACATAATGTTCCATATCACCCTTGAGAATTTTTAGACCATTAAAGGGGTCTGGATCCCACCCTAGGTCTATGATTTCTTCCTGAGACATCTTTCCGTTATACCAGAGCCATTTTAACTTCATTAAATCTTTTTGTTTAAACTCGAGTTGTTTGAGTTTAAGCTTGGCTTGCGATAACATACCAAGATATTTGGCGTGGAGTTCAGGCGTGGCTCGAGCAGTTTCGTCAATTGCAGTTGAGTCTATACGACAATCGATCTTCCAGTCTTCTAAGACTTGTTCTAAATTCATAATATAAGTTTCCAAGGTGTTAGTAGTCTATTCTACTATGTCACTTCAAAATAATCAAACCGAAACGTACCAGGAAAGGTTATGTATTGCCCATCGCTTACTGCAGTTAATTCGATATCGCCAAGAGAGATTGGAATACAGTTTTTATATGTTATTGTTTTATTGTTATTATTATGAGACGATAGAACAGATACCGTAATATTACTAGAAGTCGGTATAACACCACTATTAGAAAATCTACTACTAGCGCTACTTTGTGGAGTGGCAACTAGTCGTTCCATCCACCGGTACATTTCGATATATGCAGTCATATCCTCGTCCATCATAAAAACAATGGAAACAGGATTATGTTGTATTTTATCACCAGCAAACGCTACGTTCAGTCTCTTAAACGGAACATCAACAGGATTGAGTTCCATTGATGGATGAGAAACCGATTGTGCAAAATATTCTAGGTTAGGATAGTTCTCTCTGTCGATAAGAACACGAAACCCAGTGGGCTGAAGATAATTAAGATTGTCTGTTAAGTTTGGCATACAAGTATTTAGGAGTAAAAAAAAGGGGAGCCGAAGCCCCCCTAATTCATTTTACTACAAAGGCGATTAAAACCGCTCTTATTTTTACAAATATTAACCGAGGATATTGTCAACTCGGAAAATTCTGTAGTATTGGTTCGACTTAGATGTAGCCAACCCGTTCGCAGCATTTGTGCCAACGAAAGGATTAGAAACCATGCCGTAACGAGTTTTGAAGCCAATCTTCGGTTGGAAGGTGTCTTCAGCAACAGCACGGAACATCTGCAGAGGAACGTATGGGCAGTAGAATACGCCAGCGTCATAAGGATTGGTACCCTTATAACCAACCGTAACGTAGTCAGCAGTTGCATACGGATCGATGTATACTCGAGTACGACCGTTCAATACACCAGCGAAGGTGTTGCCCGTGTCGTCTACTTGCAGGCTAGTAGCCAAAGCAGGAGAGTAGTCTAACATACCAGCAGCAGAAAGAGCAGTAGCAACGTCTGAAGAACAGATTACTACGTTACCTTTACCACGACGAGTGTCTTTAGCGATTTGGTTCGCTTCACGCTCGAGCTGGATTACAAGACCCTTGAATTTCTCAGCTGACCAACGGCCATCTGCATCAGTAGCAAGGTTAAACACACCGTCTAATAAAGTGTTTTCAGTAGTAGCACCGATCTTAGCTTGGCTATTGATCGTACGAATAACTTCACGGTTAATTTCCGCAAGAATTTCCGTAGAAAGAATGTTAGCCAACTCAGTTTCAGCGTCAAGACCATGAATAGCTTTCAAGTCTTGTGCCAATTCGATGGTGTATTCTGCTTTCAACGCGCGAGAAACTGCAGTAACAGTTGATTTCTCGATGGTGAAACCCATTTCAGGAATAGCAGTCTCATTGGGGAGGCCCAATCGTTCTGCTCGTTCAGTCGATACACCAGTACCGAAATCAGGACGGTTAAGAGCAGAGTCACCAATAGATGAATCAGAAGGTGCAGCGTCAGTCAATCCTTGGAGACCAGAAGTCTCAATCGATTGGCTAGCAGTCGAGTCACCAGAATAACCGGTTCTAGCTTCGCTGAATAACGCTTCGTCACCATCGGTAACGCCGTTAGTCGCTCGCGTCGTCTTGTATTTGCTCTTCATAGCAAAGATCAAGCCAGTAGGACCAGACATAGGCTGGACACCACATACGTCATATGCCATCAAGTTGGGCATAGCGCGACGTACAAGTGCGATTAATACTGGATTCCAGTTATCAACTGAGCCAGTTCCGCCTGTTAAAGCGCCGCTGCCAGCTTGAGTACCGTACTCATTAAGTTGTTGTGATTGTTCGGCAAATGCGCGTTCTTGGTTTTCCAAAACAGCGGCAGTTACTTGCCGACGATGATTGTCAGTGATAGATCCTGCAGATTCTTCGTTCAGAACAGGAGCCCACTTTTCTACTAATCGATCATAAGTTTGCATTAGTGTTTCCTTGTGGTATTAAGATTTAAAAGTTTTGACAGCTTGAATGTAACGATCCATAGAAGAACTAACCTCTTGAAGTTCGTCGCCTTCACTAGTCATATTTTCTACGATATCTACTTCGCTAGAAAGTTTTTCTTTCTTGAAGTATGATTCTTTCACAGTTTTAACTTTGCGAGAAAAATCCTCTTGATCTTCAAAATCTAGTGAATTAACAAGAGATCGTAATTTTTCGACTTCAGTATTAGCAAGATCACTAGCATGCTCACGGATAACCGTTTCGCGCTGGTATTCTTCTAATTGTACAGTCATTTCAAGCATTGACTCAGTAGTGTTATTGAGCTTTTCTTCAAGCTCGTCTACTTCGTTTGCGAGTTCGTCAACTAGGTCGATTTTAGATTCGGGTACTTCGATATAGGATTCAACAAACAATTCTTTAAGTTTGCCCATAAACCCTTCAGCGATTTCTGTACGAATACCTTGCTCAATAGCAAGTTCGTTTTCCTTCATCCAAGTTTCAACAACATAGTTAAGGTAGTTATCAACTTTCTCTACGAGGTCTGTTTGAGTAGTCTCAAGCTCCTCGTCGAGTTTTTCTTGATATTCATTTTCCAATCGATCAACTTCTTCAGAGATCTTGGAACGAATGGCAGTTTCAAAGATGATAGCTGTTTTTGCCTTGAACTCATCGGACAAGGTAGCTTCAGATTCAACTAGATTAGTAAGTTCGTCAGAGAAGTCGTAATGAGTTTCCTCAATAGTGTCTTCTTCGTCTAACTCAAAATCTTCACCCATCATTTTACCGTACTGCGCGTGTAAGTCTGTTTTTTTCATAGCAGACAACTTGCCGTACATAGCGTTAAGCATACCTGCTTTAGTTCTAGGCTCTTGCTTAGTGTTATCACCCTTGCGAGGTTTAGCTTTTTTTACACTATCGTCTGCCTTGTCAACTGATGCTACGGATTGTGCCTCAGCGTTCTTTGTGTCTAACTCTTCCTCGATTTGGTTGTCCTCATCAGGAAGTTCGACGTTCATGTCATCGGACATAAAGTTTACTCCTTTTTATTTTGATTTGAGCAACGAGAGGAAATTTTTAAACTCACGAACCTGAGTCTCGTAGAGATCAGCGCGTGGAGCTCTTCTAATTTCAGTCTCCATTCCTTCAATTTCTTGTTGACAGATAACGCCATTATTCCAAACCCACTCAACACCTTCCATAATTCCATTAACGAAAGCTGCGGGTGCTGATGGATCTTGTACGATATCAACCGTGTTAAGGATGAAATCATCCTTCACGTACATCGTGCCGTTTCTGTTTTCAAGACTACCCATACCACGAGTTGAAACACCTAGTTTGACCCCGCCATCAAGAAGACCTTTAACAATCTTACCATTAGGAGTGTCTAAAATAGATGCCTTTCCAATCACATCATTCCCCTTGAATTCAAGTTGAGTGATGAGATGTGAAACTTTGTCTAAATTCACAGTAGGACCTTCAGGGTGATTTAACTCACCTACTGCCCGTTTCTGTGATACCTGATCTTTAACATATCTACTTACAGCTTTCTCCATGATCGCTTTAGGGTAAATACGTCCGTTACGGTTTTTTGCTTCTGCTTGAGCAAAAACACCTTCTATAGTGTATGATTTTTCGCCATCACCTTTAGCTTCGACGATGCATTCAATGTCTTGCTCAATGTACTCTGCAATTAATTTCATTTACAGTTCCTTCGCAAATTGAACACTCATTTTCTCAGCTTCTAGCTTTGTCCGATAAGTGTCTAACTTTTCACCGTCGATATACGCGGTGAAACCTTTTTTATCTTTGTGAATCATTAGATTGACCTTTCCCACTTTCTTACTAAAAACATGCTCTCCAGGAGGCATTTTTTTCTTAGTGGCTTCTCTTAAGGTTTTAAATGTAATCATAGCAATTATTTATAAGATCTTAATTTTTTAAACTTCTTCGTCGGATTCTTGATCTAATTCATCTTCATCTTCAGCATCAACCTCGGCGGTCGCCGCTTCAATTTCGTCATCACTATACAATTGACCAGCAATTCTAGCTCGAGCCTGATCTAATTGATCACCAATTTTATCGTCAATAGCGTTTCTGAATAGATCTTCAGCGGTATTATATTCTTTTTGCTTAATAGCTTGTATTAAATCTACAATAGGAGCGCTTGGGTCTAATTCAGGCACATCTATCTCAACTTCACTCATTTGTCTATCTAACTCTGTTTCAACTTCACTCATTTTATATCCTCGCTATGTAAGATGTTTTCTTTAAATTATCATTAAGTTTTCTACCGGTACTACCGGCAGTTTTGTGCTCTGCAAGCGCCTCATCCCAAACTTGATCTGCTGAGGCATTCGCAATTGCAGTAATATCGGTTGGTGTAAGTGAAACACCTAATGCTTCTACCGTAATCAATTCAACAATGTTGGATCTAACCAACGACACCGAAACACCGTTCGCAAATCGAAACGGTGTTTCGCCCGCTTCTCTAGTATATAGGTTACCCGTTATAGTCAATGTGTAGGACGCTCCACTAGAAACAGGTTGTATTCTCCAACCGTTCTCCAAGAAGTAAGTAGTACCTAGATCCTGACTAGCAGTAATCGGGTCACCACCAACAGCAGTGAATGCTTTTTCCCACACGATAGGGTTTGGTGCTTCCGTAGAGGCCAACACCCATTCTTTCCATGCAGAATACAAGTCAATATTTGTATCTAAATCCCTGACACCTTCTGCAACATAAATGGTTCTGGTAGCACCGTCAAATGCTACCTTTTGGTTGGGATACCCGAGAACAGGATCCCAATTCCAATTGGTTCCATATTGGTGATGAATAAATGCCATTACTGATTAAGTTCTTTCCACACAACGTTGAATGTTATATACGTTCGATCCGGTGCCGATGGTTGTGATCCACCAGGCTGAAATCCAAGATCGTCTCCACCAATTGGATTGTACATAAATGTCCAAACTGGCGCGGGTGGTGGTTCACCTTCTACATTACCTTCATTCACTAAATCGAATGCTGGAGTTGCCCATCCAGACGAACTAACTGCGTTCAAAGAAGTCTTATAATCTAACGGATAATTGTTAACGCCCACTGTGTTAATAGAAGTTAATGTTGTACTCAACAATGTTGATCCAGTACTATTTTTAACTGTGAATGCAGTACCACCCGCAAGACCTGTGTCTAACAGAGCATTGTTTCTACCTTCAAGATATATTTGACCATTATCAGAATCATAATCAAGAACAAGTGCAGTTCCCGCACCAGCAACTTGTGCGCTGTCTTGATTGCTTGGAGAAATATTGTTAATCCCTAACGGAACAGTAGAGGGTGTGAAGTTTATAATTCGTGTATTACGATCATCTTCGAGTAATGATAACCCACCCGCATCGCTATCATACAACCAAGCATCGTTACTTGACAAGAAAGACATATAGAATGCTTTGTTCAGTAATGTTGCTGGACCATCTGTTCCCGCATCAACAATATC